GGTGCCTATTTTTATACAAAAAATAAGGAGGGTCACTAGATGACTTTAGATGAAAAATTAGCTGCTGTTAAAAAGCAACTTGATGAAAAGCGTTCAGCGTTGCCAGCTATGAAGACAGAACTTCGTTCTTTACTTGAAGGTGAAGATTCCGAGGAAAACCTGAAGAAGGCAGAAGGCGTTCGTGCCAAGTATGATAAAGCTGGCAAAGAGATCAAAGATCTTGAAGAAAAACGTGACTTATACGAGGCTGCGTTGAAAGGCAATGAACAGCCGAGTGGGAAGAAGCCCGATCATACGGAAGAGCATAGCTATCGCGATGCACTGAATGCTTATTTGCATACTCGTGGTCGTAATACTGATGGCGTCAATTTTGAAAAGACAGAAGCTGGTGAATTTGCCATTTTCCGTGGCAGTCCTACCGATGCCAGTGATGCTGTAAATGCAGGTGTTAAGGCTGCAGACGCGGACGCGACCATTCCGGAAACCATTAGCTACAACCCGCAACGTGAATTGCAGACTGTTGTTGATCTGAAACCTTTCACGAACGTATTCCAAGCCTCCACAAAAAAGGGTACTTACCCAACAGTTGCAAATGCTACAACCAAGATGGCTACTGTTGCCGAGTTGGAAAAGAACCCAGCAATGGCAAAGCCGAACTTCAAATCGATCGACTGGTCTGTTGAAACGTATCGTCAGGCTCTTCCAGTTTCACAGGAATCTATTGACGACTCCGCAATTGATTTGGTTGGCCTGATTGCCCAGAACGCACAACAAATTAAGGTCAATACGACTAACGGTGCTGTTGCAACTCTGCTGAAAGGCTTCACTGCCAAGACGATCTCTAGCGTTGATGATTTGAAGCATATCAATAACGTTGATTTAGATCCTGCATATTCTCGTGTAATTATTGCTTCACAGAGTTTCTACAATTTCTTGGACACAGTTAAAGATGGCAATGGTCGCTACTTGCTACAAGATAGCATCTTGACCCCGTCTGGCAAGAGCGTTCTTGGTATGCCGATTGCTGTTGTATCTGATGATACTTTGGGTGCAGCAGGCGAAGCACACGCCTTTTTGGGTGACATCAAGCGGGCAATTCTGTTTGCTAACCGCGCAGACTTCATGGTTCGCTGGGTTGATGATCAGATTTACGGCCAATTCTTGCAAGCAGGAATGCGCTTTGGTGTATCTGTTGCTGACGAAAAAGCAGGGTACTTCCTCACATATACCCCAAAAGCGTAACGCCTGACGGAGTGACTTTGAGCCAGAAAACGTTCACGGGTGGTGTCGGTGCCACAAAAGATATCACGGTGACAGTCACTCCTGATGGCGCTCCTCAAGCAGTAGAAGCTGTGTCGAGCGATGAAAGAGTCGCTACGGTTGTTAAGAAGGCCGATGGCATTTACACCATTACCAATCTGGCAGCGGGTGCAGCGACAATCACATTTAGCACTAATGGCATCAGCTCAACACTTGCCGTTACTGTTAACGCTGGGTAGGTGATTACTCTTGGCAGATACTACGCTTGACAAAAGCCCACTGACCGATGAACAGTTTCAGGTTCTGAAAATGTACTTGAAAGTTGATCAGACAATCGAAGACCCAATGATTATGCAACTGGTGCATGATGCTTGTGGTGAAATCAGTTCGGCTATTAGCTTTGGATCAGCGCCAGAACAGTTTCTTGGCAATCCGGAAACCCGGGATCGCTTCTTCACAGCGCTCATGAAGCAAGTGAAGGAAGACTATGACTACCGAGGTATGGGTGCTGAAGTCATGCGCTTTCCGTTGCAAACATCAACCACAAATATCATCAATCAGCTTCGCTCAGAATTGCCGGAAGAGGATGGTGATTCTGATGCGAACTAATCGAATGACTGAGAGAATTGCGTTCGTCAGCTATGAGTCAAAAAAGGTTAACGGAGTTCCGGTTGATGGTGTGCTCGTTAAGCATATGACGGTTTGGGCGGAAGTTCCTAAGGTACCAATCAGAGAAGCAAATGATCCACAGACGAAGTTGGGCACTCGCAAAGACAGCCCGACTTTTTTAGTGCGATTTTTGACCGCAGAGGAAATCCAACCAACTTGGAGAATTCAATGGCGTGGTAATGAATATCAAATCACAGGGCTTGATCCTGATTACGAGAGGCGCGATCTGACAACGATTACGGCAAAGGCGGTGAGCTGATGGGCGTAAAAGTCACAGGTGATGCTGAACTGCTCGCTAATCTTAACAAACTCCAATTTGGGGTTGCAAAAGAAGCTCGAGCGGCTGTCCGAGATGGCGCACAAAAGTTTGCCGACAAGCTAAAAAGCAATACGCCCGAGTGGGACGGCGAGACTGATATGAGCGGGCATTTGAAAAATGATATTCAGCTTTCAAGTGTCCGTGAAACGAGTGGCGTAACAGAAGTAGACGTTGGATATGGTAAAGATACCGGCTGGCGTGCTCACTTTCCAAACTCGGGGACCTCAATGCAGGATCCGCAACATTTCATTGAAGAAACCCAAGAAGTCATGCGGCCAGTTGTTATCGCTGCTTTCCTAAGCCACTTGAAGGAAGGCGGGATGTAATGGCACCTGAAAAACGTGTTTATGACATCCTGTCAGCCAATTTGGATATTGCTGACAAGGTGAATATAGGCACTCCAGACTTCAATAACCAGACTAGTGAAACTCCCGAGAGTCTAGCTCCATGGGTAAGAATCACTTCTTTGCCCGGTGATGCTGCTGACTATGCTGACGATTCTAGGATTCTAGAGTATCCGAAAGTACAAGTGGATTTTTGGGTGGGTATAACGGACTGGGATCAACAAGAAAAAATAGAAACACAGATTTATCAAGCACTACATGCGGCTGGCTGGGAAAGGTATTATCGCAACTCCTACGTTGATGGCGATACTCCAGCCCTCCGTATGACAACAGGATACTTTCAGTTTCAAGGACTGTCGATTGGCTAGTCCTTTTTATTTTCCTAAAGGAGGATTTTTAATATGGCAGATACTGCTGTAACAACTAATAAGAAGTTAGCAAAATTTGGGGCTTCGGCCTTTGAATACGGGGTTGTCGGTGATGACGACTTTGTACCAAGCACACGAAAGATGCAAGGCTTATCTAGTGTGAAATTGGATATTAAAACAGAGCAAAAGACGCTGTCCGCTGATGACGGCCCGTACTTGATTCTTTCTGGTGGCATCACAGAAGCAACCGAAACAATCGAAATGTACGATGTTGATTCCGTTATGAAGTCTGATTTATTTGGCATTAAGGTTGTTAATGGGGTTGAAGTATATCCAAAGAATCTTAGCCCTAATTACGCCGCAACTTTGTTCCGCACGAAGCTTTCAAATGGCAAATACGTTTGGGTTGGTATGCTCAAGGGAATGTTCTCACTTCCGGGCGTTGATACCAAGACTGTTGACGGCACACCAGATCCGAGTGCTGACAGTATCGAAGGCTCATTTATTCCTCGAGGTGACCAAGACACTGGCAATGTTGTGTTGATTGGTCGTGAAGACAACGATGGATTCAATTTTGATAAGTTCCACGGATATGTTTTCCCTAAGACTGCTGAAGACGCGACTATTGTCTCAACTACTGTCCCAAAAGTGTAGTCGGTGTCAGCTTTGAGAACAGTTCGATTAACCTTGCGGTTGGCGCATCTACAGTGCTAAAAGTGCAAATTAATCCGGCTGATGCCGCAAATAAACAAGTTGCTTTCAAAACGTCAGATCCCACAGTTGCCACCGTTTCCAGTGATGGAACTGTGGCTGGTGTAAAGGCAGGGTCTGCAACCGTAACAGTCACAACTGACGATGGTGGTAAAACTGCCACCGCAACGATTACTGTGGCTTAGCAATGAACTCGTCGCCTTGTAAATGCACAATACGCGAACAGCGGGCGGCTTATACCTAAGGAGATTAAGCATGGCATATCAAATTAAACTAAATATCAAAGGCGAAACGTGCGTGTTCACGCGAAATGGAGAGCCAACATTACGTGATACTACGAACGCCTTGAAAGTGCAGCAACAACAATTGCGCATGCTAAACCGTAAAGATGGCCCTTCAAACGATGATTACGATGAGAACGAGAAAAACTTAGCCAAATTTGCGGTTGATTTCTGGAAAAACCAGTTTACTACCGATGATGTTATTGATGGCTCGTCTATTTCTTTGAAATCGCTGGATTCAATCAATGATGCCATTGGCGATTCTCTAAGCGATGGTGAAGCGGATAAGAAGGACACAGCAAAAAAATCACCGAAGCGGACGTCAAAGAAGCCATTAGCAACCTTGACGACTTCTACAAAGCAAGGCTCTCTGAAGGCTACCGATT